TGGACACATTACGAAATGAGGTAAAAAGGTATGATAATGAGTTTATCAGAACTAATCGTGCATTAGGAGAACTCGGTCATCCAGATACACCTTCAATTAATTTAGAAAGAGTTTCACATAAAATTGTTGACTTAAAAGAAGATGGCAACACTTTTTATGGAAAGGCATTGATACTTGAAACACCTTATGGTAATATAGTTAAAAATTTTATTGATAATGATGTGAGTATTGGTGTTTCATCACGAGCTTTAGGTTCCGTTTCACAACACAAAGACGGATACAATTTAGTTCAAGATGATTTGAAATTAGCAACAGCCGCTGATATTGTAGCAGACCCATCAGCACCTGGTGCATATGTAAATGGCATTATGGAAAATAAAGAATGGATGTTCGTTGAAGGACGATTCGTTGAATCTGATTTTGATAATGCTAAAAAAGAAATCAAAAAAGCTTCTGCTAAAGAAATTGAGGCGGTCGCTTTAAGATTATTTGAAAATTATTTACGAAAGTTGTAAAATTATAAATAGTATAACAATTTAAAAAGCATTAATAGGAGAAACCTAATGGCACAAAATAAATTAATGGAAGCAGCTGCTGACATTCTCGCTCAGAGCAAGAAAAGCGCACCTTCCGACCCACTCAAAAAAGTGGATGCCGAGGTCGTAGACTTGGGTGGTCCAACCCCTGAAAACGGTAAACCAGATGACGCATCACAGAAGATTGATGGAGCGAAAGCAGTTAAAGGTAACGAAAAGAATGTAGCTTCCATTAAAACAAAACCTTCTGATGCTTCTGCAAAGATGGAAGAAAAAGAGGAGACACAAGAAGTTGTTGAATCTGAAGATAAATCTGAAGAAGTAGTCGTTGAGGCGCCACAGGTAGATGAAGAAAAATTAGCTGAAGAAATAAAAGAAGATATCAACAAATTATTTGCTGATGACAAAACTATTTCTGAAGAATTTAAGTCTAAAGTAACAACAATCTTTGAAGCTAGAGTATCTGATAGAGTATCAACTATTAAAGAAGATTTAGAATCAAAATATGCTGATATGCTAGAAGAAGCTATTAATGGTGTCAGAGATGATTTAACTACAAAAGTTGACGATTATCTAAACTATGTTGTTGAAGAATGGATGAAAGACAACGAGATTGCAGTTGAATCTGGTTTAAGAAATGAATTAACAGAAGAATTTATTTCTGGACTTAAAAACTTATTCAAGGAACACTATATTGATGTTCCTGCTGAAAAAGTTGACCTTGTTGAGGAACTTGCTTCTAAAGTTGAAGAACTCGAAGGTAAACTTAATGAAGAAGTTGAAAGAGGCATTGAATCAAAGAAAACACTCAATGAATCAATCAAAAAAGATGTTGTTCGTGTCGTATGCGAAGGTTTGACCGAAACACAAGTTGAGAAAATTAAATCACTCGCAGAGAGTGTTGAATTCTCCACAGAGGACGAATACACTTCTAAACTTGAAACAATTCGTGAAAACTATTTCCCATCAGAAGTTAAAAAAGCTGATGAAGAGCAATTACATGAACAGGTTGAAGATACAGAAGCTGACAAAGAGAAAGCAATCGCTGATCCATTTGTAGCCGCAGTATCTAATGCTATAAAGAAACAAAAATAATAACAATTAACTAGGAGAAACAAATGTATTTGTCCGAAGATTTACAAAAAAAATGGGAAGGGGTCCTAGACCATCCTGATTTACCAAAAATCACCGACCCATATAAAAAGGCAGTTACAGCAGTTATTCTTGAGAACCAAGCACAAGAGATGAAAAAATCTGGTCAGGTTCTTAACGAGGCAGTTCCTGGAACTTCTACTGCTGATGTAACAAATTTTGACCCAGTATTGATTAGTTTGGTAAGAAGAAGTCTACCAAATCTAGTTGCATACGATATCTGTGGTGTACAACCAATGAGTGGTCCTACTGGTCTTATTTTCGCAATGAGAAGTAAGTACATCAATACTGATGATTCAGAAACAGAAGCATTCTACAATGAGGCTAATACTCAATTTTCTGGTACTAATGGTACTGCTCAAGAAACATTAGCAGTTGGTGCTGGTGCAGGTAACACATTCGTTGCTAACGCTACAGTATCACCAGGTATGACAACAGCTACTGGTGAAGGTGGTTCTATATCAGATACTTATCAAGAAATGACAATGTCAATCGAGAAAGTAACTGTTACTGCTAACACAAGAGCGTTGAAAGCTGAGTATTCAGTTGAATTAGCTCAAGACCTTAAAGCAGTTCATGGTTTAGACGCAGAATCAGAATTAGCAAACATCTTGTCTGCTGAGATTCTTGCAGAAATTAACCGTGAAGTTGTTAGAAACATCTATCAACAAGCTAAAACAGGTGCTCAAGTTGGTACAACAACTGCTGGTACTTTTGACCTTGATACAGACTCAAACGGTCGTTGGATGGTTGAGAAAATCAAAGGTTTAGCATTCCAAATCGAAAGAGAAGCTAATACTATTGCAAAAGAAACTCGTAGAGGAAAAGGTAACATCTTACTTTGCTCTTCTGATGTTGCTTCTGCACTTGCTATGGCAGGATTGCTTGACTACAACCCAGCGTTACAAGCACAGTCTAACTTAAATGTTGACGATACAGGTAACACATTTGCTGGTACATTATTTGGTAGAGTAAAAGTCTATGTTGATCCATATGCTCCTGCAGGCGCTACTTCCGAGTTCGCTGTAGTAGGATATAAGGGTGCTAACTCATATGACGCTGGTCTTTACTACTGCCCATATGTTCCATTACAAATGGTAAGAGCCGTAGATACTGGTACATTCCAACCAAAAATTGCGTTTAAGACTAGGTATGGTCTAGTTGCAAACCCATTTGCTCAAGGAACAAGTGCTGGTTCAGGTTCAAGGCATACACCTTTAGTTAACACATATTACAGAGCATTCAAAGTTAACAACTTAATGTAATATCGTTTAACGAACTTATAATAATAACAATATTATAACACCTCAAAGAGGACTCCCAAAAAGAGTCCTCTTTTTTTTGTTTATAAATAGCTACATGAGTAAGATACTACTTTTATCTTCTCTAATAGATAAAAGGCAACAGAAAGTAAAAGAGTTAAATTACTACATGGAACAATTACAGTTTCTGCAAAGTAAACTGTTTGAGGTCCAAAGAGAAATAAAACTAACAAACGAAATTATAGATGCTATTGAAAAAGAAAACATTATTGATATAGCAGAATTAATCGAAAGACAACAGTATGACAGCTTTAAATAGAACGGTATCAAATCCAAATTTATTGCAACCAAATAAGTTTGTATTGACATTTTCAAGAGCACCAAACATACAATATTTTTGCCAATCAGTAGCTGTTCCTGGTATTGCTATGTCAGAAACACCACAACCAACACCTTTTGTTGATTTGTATGCACCAGGTGAAAAAGCAATCTATGATTTGTTAAATGTTACTTTTTTAATTGACGAAGAATTACACGCATGGAAAGAAATACATGATTGGATTCGTGCTATGACTTTTCCAACAGACTTTGATGAGTATAAAAATTTAAGTCGTTTGAACAAACAAGCTGGTAGAATTGCTCAAGCTACAGGCAGACCACAATATTCTGATGCTTCATTAATTTTATTATCATCATCAAATAAAGAATATTATAAATTTACATTTCGTGAATGTTTTCCTACCACACTATCTACATTTATCATGGCGGCTACTGATTCACCAGATGCCTCTATGACAGCAGATGCAACATTCAGATACAGTTATTACGATATAGAAAAATTATTTTAAATTTGCCTCATATTTTATTTAAATATGTTATAGTGTAAACGGAGGTAATATATTATGAAACAACTCGAACAATTATTAGAAATGTGGAAAAGTGACTGTGATATTGATAGAACAGAACCTGGTAAAGCACTTCTTGATATTCCAAAATTACACAGTAAATATTTGAATATTCTTTCAAAGCATAGACTAATGGCTAAAGAAATAGAATTCAAATATAGAAAAATGAAAAAACTAAAATATGAATACTATTCAGGTAAATTAGACCAAGCAGAATTAGACAAATATGGTTGGGAACCATTTCAATATATTTTAAAATCTGATATGGCTACATATTATGATAGTGATGATGATTTAATTAAACTTACAGCACAAAAACAATTACATGATGAAATTGTAGAATTGTGTACTACTATTATGAGAGAGCTAAATAGCAGGACATATCAGTTAAGAGATTTTATTTCTTGGGAGAAATTTATTCAAGGTGTTTGATGTCAGATATTATTCTTCATAAGAAGAACGAAGCTTATATACAAGTAGAATGTGACAAAGGAATAGGACAAGAACTCTCATCTTATTTTGAGTTTTATGTTCCTGGTTTTCAATTTACTCCTGCCTTTAAATCAAAAATGTGGGATGGTAAAATAAGATTATTCGATATGAGAAATTTTACCATCTATCACGGTCTTGTTTCTTACATAGAAAAATTTGCCAAAGAAAGAAAGTATGAATTAGAAATAGATGCTGATGTTGTAAATTCAGAAGTCTATTCTTTGGTAGAAGCAAAAGATTTAATACAACAACTAAACTTACCACATGAACCAAGAGATTATCAATTAAAATCATTTGTTCAATCTGTAAGAAATAAAAGATTGTTAATATTATCACCAACGGCTTCAGGAAAATCATTAGTCATTTATATCATATTAAGATACTTACAAGAGGCAGATTTTAAGAAAGGACTGTTAATTGTGCCTACTACAGCTTTAGTAGAACAAATGTTTTCTGATTTTGCAAGTTATGGTTATGATTCAGAAACATATTGTCATAGACAATACTCTGGTAAAGAAAAACATACAAATAAATTACTAACAATATCTACATGGCAGTCTGTATATAAGAATCCTGTTGAATACTTTGAACAGTTTGATTTTGTATTTGGTGATGAGGCACATCAATTTAAGGCCAAATCATTAACTACAATTCTCTCTAATTGTATAAACTCTAAATACAGGATAGGACTAACTGGAACTTTAGATGGAACTCATACACATAGATTAGTATTAGAAGGTTTATTTGGTCCTGTTTATCAAGCTACAACTACTGCTGAACTGATTGAAAAGAAACAACTTGCAGATTTTAAAATTAAATGTTTAGTATTAAAGTATGGTGAAGATATTTGTCAACAAGCTAGAAACTGGACATATAATCAAGAGATTGAATATATTGTAAAGAATCCTGCTAGAAATAATTTTATTAAGAATTTAGCATTATCATTAAAAGGCAACACGCTTATATTATTTGCATTTGTTGAAAAACACGGAAAAGAATTGCATAGTATAATTAAAGATAGTGTTAAAAAAAGAAAAGTATTTTTTGTTTTTGGTGGTACAGATGTAGAAACAAGAGAATCTGTTCGGTCAATTACAGAAAAAGAAAATGATGCTATAATAGTAGCTTCTTATGGAACATTTAGCACAGGTGTCAATATTCGTAATTTACATAATATAATTTTTGCATCACCTTCTAAAAGTAAAATTAGAAATTTACAATCAATTGGAAGAGGATTAAGATTAGGTGAAAATAAAGAAAAAGCAGTATTATTCGATATTGCAGATGATATGAGGACAGGCAAATTTGCCAATTACACATTGAAACATTTTGTTAATCGTGTTAAAATATATGAAGATGAAAAATTTGAATATAAATTTTATAACATAGAGCTTAAAAATGGACAAACACATAAAAATAATTAGAATGATTACTGGTGAAGATATTATTTCATACATGGAAGAAAACCATGATGAAGATAAAACTGTAACACTATATGACCCAATGACTGTTATATACAGAAGAAAAAGTGATGGTGGTGCTGTTTTAGCTATGTCACCATGGTTACCTGTTGAATTAATAAAAGATAATGTTACTACAATATTCGCTTCAGATATTATGACAGTTACTGAACCAAAAGATTCATTTGCTGAATATTATGAAAATGCTATTGAAAAGTTTGATATTAAATCTTACTTGGAAGATAAAGAAACAAACCTTGAAGAAAAATCTAAAGTTGATGAAGCATTAGAAAACTTAACTGAAAAAGATTTATCTGAAATATTGAGTAGAAAAGCTACTGGAAAGTTACACTAATATGATTGAATATAATGAAACTAATTTGAATAAAGCAATACAAATAATCAAAGATAATCTTACACCTGACTTATTACCTAAAAAATGGATTAAAAGAAACTCTACTAATCCTATGTTTGGTCATTGTCATACAGCATCAGCTACTTTACAAAAAATGTTTGGTACTAAAAACTTAAAACTTTATCGTGCATTAGATGATGAAGATATATGGCATTGGTGGTGTGTAGATAAAGATGGTAAATTAATTGACATTACTGAATCTCAATATACTGTTGATGGTAGAACACCACCACACGATAAAGGTGTTAAATCATCTATGTTAGGATTTGGTTATAGAAAAAGAGTATTAGAGCTCCTGGATAGGTCCTTATCTTCATTCGGGACACCACCATTATAACAATGTCAAGCAAAAAGTGAGGCAAAAATAGGAGAAAGTATGAGCAAGAAAGAAAAACATTATGTAAACAATGCTGATTTTTTACAAGCATTAATTAAATATAAAGAAGATTGTGAAGTAGCTAATAAAAAGAAAAAACAAGAACCAAATATACCAGATTATATTGGTGAATGTTTTTTAAAGATTGCAGAACACTTATCAAGGAAACCTAATTTTATTTCATATTCATTTAGAGATGAAATGATCGCAGATGGCATTGAAAACTGTTTACAGTATTTTAGAAATTTCAATCCAGAAAAATCTAAAAATCCATTTGCATATTTTACACAAATAATATATTATGCTTTCTTAAGAAGAATCACAAAAGAAAAAAAACAATTATATGTTAAGTATAAAGCTACAGAACAAATTGGTATATTAGACGAGTTTGAAATGTTTACAGATGAAAACGGCAATACTAAACAGTTCCAATTATATGAAAACATATCAGAGTTTATTCATAATTTTGAGGAAAGTAAACGAAAGAAAAAAGAAGAAAAAACCAAAGGTGTTGAAAAATTTGTTGACAAATAAGGAGACCAATATGGATGTTCAATCTTTAAGTAATCATATTATTCATTTACAAGAAGTACATGATGGGCTTGACAAAGAGATAGATAAACTGTACAATAGTGGTGGTGAAGATGATTTAGTTAAGTTTCTAAAAAAGAAAAAACTTAAAATGAAAGATGAAATAGAAGAATTCAAAAGGAAAGTTAAAATTCTACAATGAAATTATGTATATTGGGTGACACGCACTTTGGTGCTCGTGGTGATAATTTAGATTTTCACACTTATTTTCAAAAGTTCTACGATACAGTATTTTTTCCTTATCTAAAAGAAAATAATATAGATACTGTATTTCAAATGGGTGATTTGTTTGATAGACGAAAGTTTATTAATTTCAATTCACTATATCTAGCTAAAAAATATTTCTTTGATAAACTAAAAGAAAATAATATAAAGTTTTATGCTTTGTTAGGCAACCATGATGTTTCTTTTAGAAATACATTAGAAGTAAACTCACCTGAATTATTATTAAGAGAATATGATAATATAAAATTATTCAGAAACTTTGAAACAGTCGATTTTGATGGTATAAAAATAGATGTTGTTCCTTGGCTATGTAAAGAAAATGAAGAAGAAATATTAAATGCAATAGAAAACTCTACATCACAAATATGTTTAGGTCATTTTGAATTAAAAGGCTTTGAAATGCATAAAGGTGCTATTTGCGACCATGGTATGGAAAAAGAAAAACTATCAAGGTATGATGTAGTATTGTCTGGTCATTTTCACCACAAATCATCTAGCGATAATATAACTTATGTTGGT